AAGTAATACCTCTGACATCTAGCTAGACTTGTACCTGCATCTTCATGTTGAAAGTCAGGTATGCTGTTAGCATCAAATGTTCCTATCTCTAGCTGAACACCTGTTACATAAAAAGTTGCTGATGCGTTTGCTATCCAATTAACACATGATGAAGTTCTGTATACTTTGCCTGATGTTGTTTGCCATGTATCTGCTGTTCCATTGTAATTTGTGCCTGAGCCTAAATCCCACCTGATTCCTAAACCTATACCATTGGTTGTAAGCCATGTCCCTGATGTTCTTACAGGAATATTAATTACTTTTTTCTCCCAAGTATTTGCTGATGATATTGCATATTCATCTACATAGTTTTCTGTTTCAGCACTATTTTGAAACCCTATTCCATAAGTACCTGTAACAGATGACCTAACCCAAAATGTTAATGTCATTGTCTGACAATCACTATTGCCTAATCCTACTGTTGCAATATCTTTACCCTCTACTGAATAAGTAACTCTGTAAGCATCACTACTTGCTATTGAGCTATCAGCAGTAGCCACAACCATTTTCATGCTATTTGGAAATGTACTATTAGGAGTGTCAGTATCTTGTGAAATCGTAATTGCACCACCACCACCTATATCATTGGCAAATCTATCTAATAACCTTGTGCTTGATGATTGAGAAGATAAAGAAGTTCCTCTTTGTGCTATAGCCATATCACCATTAATAATCAATGGGGTAGCAGTCTTTCTATCTAAAGCTACTGTGTTATCTGATACTGTACCATGTAATGTTAATGCCATCTAACTCTCCTACCCACAATATAATGCACATGGAACTGTATAACTTCCATCGCTGTATGTTTCTTGTTTAACATTTGATAATACTTTGCCGATTGTTTTGGTTCTAATAATATCATCACCTTGTAACTTTGCTGTGCCATCTCCTTTAGATGATAGTAAATCACCTGCACTAACAGTAACACCACTTGCCACTCTTACTACTGATGTGCCAACAGAATTTACAAACATATCATTGTAAGGAGTTTCTTCGTTCCATGCTTTATAAACTCCATATACTCTAGCACTATCTTCTGTATCAGATACTTTGCACATAGTGTGTTTATCATCAGATTTTTTTCTTATTGTTCCTGTAACAGATTCTCCATAATAAGTTATCGTATAACTATCACCAACAGATTTTCCATCTGGTAAAACTATTTCTTCTATCTTTGGTGTACCTGCTGCATTTGTAAATTCTAATTCATACCAATCGCACATAGCATCTATGGTTTCTAAAACTGTTCCTTTAAGTATTGTTGGTTTTGAATTATCTGATAGTCTTGACCAATGCGAACCTGTAAACGCATTATAAGATACAGTATCTCCTGATACAGATATAGTTCCTTTTAATGCACCATCTTTATAAAATGCAAATAAATTACCATCACTTGCCATTCTGTTTAATGCCATTGGGTCGCCACCAGTTCTTGCTGCAACGATTAAGCCCTCACCACCTGATACTGCATTGATTACACAACCTGGGTCTGAGTTATTATTATTCCATGGTGTAGAGTCTACAGTAGATACAAAAAAGTTTCCTGATTCATCAAATCTTCCTCTTTCTGTACCATTGGTATTAAAAGTCATTCTATTATCAGTCGCCCTACCGATAACCACATCATCAGAAGCTCCTATACAAAAATTAGTACCTGCATCTAAAACAATATTTTGTTTGCCAACAATAGCTGAAGATGTAACTTGCATCTTAGTTGTGCCATTCGACTGTATATCTACTGTGCCACTTGTATCTGATACAAACTTTAATCCGTCTGATGTATCTGCATTAATCTTAACTGTCATAGTATTACTAACCTCTCTCCTGACGGAATCGTCACGGTGACTCCTGTATTAATTGTTAATGGTCCAACACACATAGCAGATTTATTAGTAGATAGCGTGTAGTTGGTTGTAACTACTCTTTCGTTTTCTTGGAATACTTCGTCTCCACCTGCTCCAGTAGCACCACCTCCACCACCAATCGCACCCCAAGCACTACCATCGTAGCCCTCGAATCCTGTTGTTGTAGAGTTAAATCTAAACATACCAGTTGCAGGTGAGCCATCTCGTTGAGCTGTTGTACCTACAGGTATTTCGGCACTTCCTGTACTAGCAGTTTCTATAACTACTCCTGTAAGTGATGAACCTGAACCTGAAAATATTGTTGCACCTAATGTGCCTGAACTAGAATTAAATGTTAAGTTACTGCCTGACTTAGGACCTAAATCTCCAGTAGCTGCTGTTGAAAATAAAGGAAAACAAGTTGTATCAGATGATTCATCTGCCACAGTTACTGCTGTTGCTATCGCTGCCGTACCTGATGTGTTTTGATTACCTGCTGAATTAACTCCAGGTAAATCTATATTTCCTGTGCCATCGAATGAGACTCCACCAATGTTTCGTGCTGTCTGTAACGCAGTTGCTGTCGCTGCATTACCAGTTGTAGAACCTGATGTGCCTGAAGTATTACCAGTAACATTACCAGTAAGGTTTCCCTCAAATGTGGCAACTAATGTGCCTGTAGCATAACCTGTACCACTTGTGTTTACTGTTGTGGTTGGCTCTACTTGTAAATCTTTGAATAGTTTATATTTGCCTGAATCATTAGCATCTCTAAATAATCCTGAATATAAATCTTGTGAACCTGATGTATCGTATAGACCATAAAAACCTATATCAAGACTATCAGCAGCACTATTGTTTTTTGCTAGTTTAATTAATGGGTCTTCAACTTCGAGGTTTGTCGTGTCTATACTCGTTGTTGTGCCGTTTACTGTTAGGTTTCCTGCAATAGTTACATCGTCAGGTAATCCAATGGTTGCAGTCGCACCCTCACTTCCTGAACCTGATACGCTAATTTCATTGGTTGTGCCACTTACAGCAGCAATATAATTACCAGTTGTGTCTGTGCTAAGTGCTACGCTGTTTGCTGCAATCGTTGTCGATAGACTTATATTGCCAGTTCCGTCAAATGATACGCCTGAAGCTGTAACATCACCTGCAAGAGAAATTTCTCTGCCAGTAGCTAAAGCTGTTGCAGTTGCTGCGTTTCCTGTTGTACTTCCTGATGAGCCACTCGTATTCCCAGTAACATTTCCTGTCAAGTTTCCAACAAAGCTAGTAGCTGTTAAAGCCCCTGTACCTGAGTTAAAAGCAAGATTACTTCCTGATTTAGGAGGTAAGTCGCCAGTCGCTGCTGTAACAAACAACGGAAAGCATGTAGTATCTGTTGATTCGTCTGCTACTGTAATTGTTGTAGGCACATAAGTTGATGACGCTTTGCCGTCTAATTGTGTTTGTATTGCAGAACTTACGCCATCTAAATAACCAATCTCTGTTGATGTAACTGCTGATACTGATACATCTCCACTACCATCAGAAACCAATGCTCTTGATGCAGTTAAATCTGCCATCTTAGAAAACGCTATCGCTGCACTTGCATTAACATCTGCATTTACTATAACGCCACTTCCGATAGCAGCAGTACCTGTCGTGCCTATAGAGATATCTCCTGATATAACTACAGGGTTAAAATTCGTTCCATCAGCTATTAGGGCAGCACCACTTGTGTTTGTACCCATAGTCAGGTCATCGCCTGATACAGTTAAATCACCAGTAACTGCAAGAGTTCCACCTACTGTTGCATTATTTGTAACTGCTAGAGTGTCTGCTGTTAAGTTTGCAACAGATATTGTAGGCATGTTTGCTGCTACATTTGCGAGTGTTACNGCAAGTGTAGTTCCNTCTTGTACTATAGGAAATAATGCACTACTCGATGGGGTAGTGGTCGTGGTCAGTTCTGATATTTTTTTAGTTGCCATCTATTGTATCGTCCAGGTTGTTGTTGCAGGTGGNGNAACATCTTGCCAATCGTCAGCATCTATTCCACTTGCGTCATCTAATCTAATTAATTCGCCATTTTCTGTCGCTAAAACAAAAAGGTTATCCTCTGTTTCTATATATCCTGCTGCTGTTTCTTCAACTACTGTCCATGTAGTCATTAATATAATCCGTAATCAATTCTTGTTACAGGTGTTGTTCCTGAGTGTCTGTCTCTTTCATTTGAAGCAATTATGTCTCTTTTTGCTCTTTCATAAAAACTGGCCCAAGTATCTATTCGCTTGTCGTTTTGTAAATAAGGTTCTGCTTCTACTAGTGCGCCATACAAATATACATCAGGGTGATGTGTGAGCATGTCATTAGTCGTATTAGAGTCAGATAAAGCTGTAAAATGTTTGTAATAGGATACTTCTACCTGATACACGCCATCAGGTATAGGTCTTATTTCTATATTATTGCCTTTAATTGTATATGCTTTAGGTTTGCCTTTTGAACTACCTGCATTGAGTCTGTCCATTATTTCAGGTGTTAAAAATTCTAAAGGTGTTTTAGGGTCTGTATTTAACTTGATGTTACGCATAGCAACATAATCATCAGGTAGTGTATAAAACTCAGAGCCATCTATTGTGTTTGTTGTAACCCTAGTTTCCATTCTTCTTATTTTAAAATCTCTTTTGTGCCTTGTTTCTGCAAGTGCAATAAAATCAGGAATAATATCTGTAAGGTCAGACCTGTCTAACCAACTAGCTATTGCTGTTTTAAGTCCTGCATAATTAGATATTGCCATTATATTATCCTAGATGTTGTCTTTAAATACCTGTAATCAGGACTATTTAATAATTTTCTTACTGCGTCTTTGTGATTTTTATCATATAAATCTACGCCAAATTTGCTTTTCCACTCATGATAAATTGCAACAGGAATCCTAGCAGATAAACGAAATTCATCTTTTCTACTATGGTCTTCCTGTTGTAATCTTTTATTGCTATCAAGTAATTTAGTTAAATCAGGCGACCTAGTATTAATCGCCCATTCACCTGAATGTTCTGAAAATAAAAATGTTTGACCATCTCCAAGTTTTCGTCTCATTCACTAAGTTCCTCAATAAAGACACTAGCTGTACCACTTGCAATAATAGCTGCAAGTTTTTCAGCATTGTCTACTTTAAATGTTTTAGGTTCATTTGCTACCAATCTTATTCCTGTAGCTACAGCAGCAGTAGGCGATTTAGCAAACGCTATAAACACACCTGTTGTATCAGAAGTACATCTTACATAGACTACGCCATCTGTAAAAGCATCTGATACTTGTGAACCTGTATTAACAGTTCTTGTTTGGTTTTTTATAACCCTTTGTCCAAAACTCCAACTACTCATGCTTATCTCCTAATTACAAATGTTACTAATAGTTTTACTGTATTTGATGATGCTCCATTTGTAATCATTTCAATAGTTCCATCTTCTTCAACTCTGTTAGCTGCTGTAGGTTCTGCTGTATCAACATCACCTGCTGCTGAACCTGATTGAGTTACTGTAATGCCACCACCAGTAATAGCAGTTCCACCAATTTCAAAACTAATTCCACCATTAGCAGTTCCAATAGCTCCTTGTAGTGCAGTAATAATTTTAATAACTCTACCACCATCAGGAATAGCTACAAATGTGCTTGATGCAGTAGAAATATCTTCTATCTCTGCTGTTACAAAATAATCGTTTAATGTTCTCATTAAAGTCTCCTAATTAATAACCCTCGTTCCGAAGTGATACCTCTTCAAGGTCATTATTAAATGTATCTTTGGGTGGGGCAGGAAAACAATATGAAAAAAACCTGCCCCTAGTCATATATGCGAGGTATATGAAAAGTTTATTATGAAGTAGTTAAGTCAGCGATTTTGCTGTTTGCTGCTTCGTTTTTAGAAACAAGTGTGTACTCTACGAGTAGTTGTTTCTTCTCAGCATCACCAGTTTTCGCNAAGTCTTGTACTTGGAAAGGTCTTAAGAATGCTGCTGCCCACATTTCTGTATCAACAACAAGCGCAGTTCTACCTGAACTTCTTAAGATTCTGTCTGCTTGTACTCTTACTTCACCAAAGTCTGAAACATAAACATCAATAGTAGCAACTAAGCTTCTATCTTCTGCCATGTCCATACGAGTTGAGTTAC